CCGTATTGCTTTCCATTGCCACCCTGGTTAACTGCTCCCAAAAAATCCTTACGGTTTGCGACTCGGTCAGTCGTTACGGATCGGGAAACAAAAAAACCCCCCGACATCCGAAGATGCCGAGGGGCCGACCCCAACAGTCGTTACGCCCTAGTCGATTTGCAGCGTGCCAGGGAACAGTTCCCGCAGCGGCCGGTGCAAGAATGAATCGCCGGTCGTCGGCGTTTGAATCAGCAACTCGCCGTCCGGCATCCGGCGAACCGTGAACTGGAACGCGCCGCGCGGGTCGCCGACACTCACAAAGAATCGCACCGCGTCATCGTCGGCGTCGGTGACAATCGACGCTGAGTTCAGCCAGCCCAGCGGCATCGCCCGATCATCGTCGCTGAAATCCCCGTTGATCTTTTGGTCGTTGTGGATTGCCAACTCGACAGGCTCTACGCTGTCGTCGAGGTGCGTGTGTGCCACTTCGTGATCTACAAAAACGGTTGTCGTCAACATGGTCTCTCTCCTGGTGGTGGTGATTTACTCGTTACCCCTGCGGTCACAATCTCGTGACTTCGCGGCCGAGAAGCCGTCGCGCTTGTCTTGCAGCGATGGCACGCGAAACACCCGGTACTTCTCATCCCACACCACTGCGACATCGCCGTGCCGTTCGATGTATCGGTCGCGGTGGAATGCCTGGCCATCATAGCACCGGACAGGCCAGCGGTTGTATGCATCATCCCCGCCTTCGATGCGGATGTCCGCGTCGCCTAGTGTGATGTCTGACACATTCATGGGTCTCTCTCCTGGTGGGGTCGGTTTGTTGTTCAGGCGTCTCGTTCGATCAATCGACGGGCCGCTTTGGCGTTCAAGGTCGCCCACCAACTATCAGCCACGCGGCGTTCCACCGGGCGATTGTCGGGGTTGTCGAGAGCGAACTTTTCGCAACCGTCTGCAACACCGTGGCTGGCGACCAGGTCGATCAGTCGCCGGGCGATACTCGCCCTGGCCGCTAGCGACTTCCAATCAAGTCGCATGTAGCGAGCGGCCTTTTTCACAATCGAAAGATCTTTGCTGGTCAGGTCGTAGCGTTCCATTTTTCTCTCTCCCGTGTTCACTGGTTTACCCTTGCAGTTTACCACACGGTATCACTTGTGTCAACCCTTGGACGACACTTTGACGGTCGACTCGACTCGCTCATCGCCCCACGCCAGGCCGAAACTATCCGCGCAGACGGGGCCGTATCCGACAGCAACAGACCGCCCATCGGTCAACTGCCTGGAACAGAAACAGCAATTGCCGGTGCGACTGCCATAGGCCGAAGCGGTCGCTTCGGGATCCGCGTCGAGCGATTCCAGAAACGCGATGATGTCGGGAGTCGCTGACCGACTCGGCAAGAATACGCCATCGGTGTAGAGCTTGCCGTAGTAGGTGTTGTTGTCATACGGACGACCATCGGTGATGTGAACCACTCCGGGTGTCCGACTTCGGTCACCGGCTCGCGACAAGCGGACCCGCTTGCCATCGGCCGTCTCCAGGTTGATCTTCGGGAACTGCAAACCGGACTCGGCCGCCCGGTCAATCAACGAGCGCAGGCGTGGCAGGTGCCGGTCAGCGGCTGAGTCGCGCGGGGTCGCCGCCTCCACAACCAACTTATGCGCCCAACCGATTTGGCGCGCGCTGAGGTTTCCCCAGCGTCGGATTGAATCGCACAGGCTCGCACCGAAGTCTCCACCGATGGGCGACCCGTTGTTGTGAGAGTCCACCAGGCGGTTCCTCACTTCGGCGTCGGTGAAAGTCGTTGTGAACTCGACGGTGGTCCCGTCTCGTTTGGTCAGCGTTATTGTTCGGCTTGTCATTTCTCTCTCCTGGTGGTTGTCGTGTTATCCCCGTCGCGTGCGGTTGGTGCCCCGCTCAGTCGCTCAGGGTGTCATAGCAGTCCGGGCAGGATGTCCCCATGCTGGCGGACATTACCATTGCCGCCCCGCACTCGTGACCACAATCGCATTCCACCATCGTGTCGGCGACCCGGCTGCTGGCGATGGATCGCCGCAGTTCGGCACGGTCGGCTTTCAACAGGCCGAGAACCGGCGACACCTGCCAAGAGGGCAGGTCACCGAGTGCCTCAATGGCCCGGTCCAGTTTTTGAATCTTGAATCTCATCTGGTCGGCAAGTGTCATTTCTCTCTCTCCTGGTGGGGGGGGGTGTCTGCCTGTCTAACTTATCGTCAAACGATAGGTGTGTCAACAGTTTGTTTCCGATATTTTGGGAAAGTTGCCGAGCGGACAACCCGCTAGGCCAGACGCTCGACCCGGTTCCACACCTCACCGACCAGGCGTTTTACGTCTGTCGCTTCGGTGATCCGCAAGCTACGGGGTCCGGCCCATCCCCGCTGCCGCAACTCGTTAGCGATGTCGAGGATCTTACGCTCGCTCACTCGCATCACCACCGGATCCCCGATCCGTAAACCGGCGATGAGTTGCAGCGCGTTCATTGATTGCCTTGCCATTGTTTCTCTCTCCTGGTTTCAGTGGAGGTTTGTGATGTCTTCGGTCCACGCGGCGACCTCAATTTCTCGCATCGCATTGACCAGCGCGACCACCGCGTCCCAAGTAGATCTGTGAACCGACACCGGGACATCGACCACGTTTTCGGGTTCCCACCGACTCGCTGCGATGTGATTCCACCTGGTCAACTGCCAAGCGGGAACCATCATCGAGCGGCCAATCGTGCGCCGCTCGGTCTCGATCAGGTCGAGCGAATAGCCTTGCCACTCCGAAACCGAGACGGTGAGTTCGGTAGTTCCTTTGTTGTCAACCGACAGGCGGCCGGGCAAGTTGAATTCGGTTATCGCACCCTGAAGGGCGCGACACAACTCCGACAATTCTGTTTCGCCCCACCGTGAAAGTTCTTCGGCCGGTAGTCGTTTCATTTCGCGGACTGTCATTTCTCTCTCCTGGTTTGTGATCCCTGGCGGTACGATCAGTCGTTACGCCCCAAAAAGTCGTTACGGATTTGGGGGACTAACGGAACATCACGGTGTTGAGTGCCTGTCGCAGAGTGTCGGAAACCGTCATCCCCCGATCACTCGCGGCCTGGCGAATCAGGTTGAATTCATCTTCGGTTACCTTACAACCCACGAGCCGGTCCCGTCGTCGTTTGCTTCGTAGTTGTAATCCCGCTCGTGACTCCACGTCTCCCGGCCCCCCTGGTTCTCGGAGACTTTCACCGTCCTCCGCGATCCGGTCGTTGGTGACAGGAATGTTTTCCACAGTTCTCGCTTCCGGGTCTGGCATGCTTCCAATTCCTTGACTGATTGTCGGACACCGCTTTTGTGAATGTTGCCGACCGTCAAAACGCGAGCGGTGTTATCGCGAATCTCCTGGTCGTTTTCCATCATGCAAGGGGTCGAGCAAAAATAGAACCCCTCATCCCTGGACTCGATTGAAAGCGGATTGCCACGCCGGGCAACCAGCATCCGGTTGGGTCGAGTCCACAACCCGAGAATCGCGTGACTCCCGTTGAGCCGGTTGATAGCGGCAACTGACCGCTCCAACAGCGACCCGTCAAGCGACTCGACCGTGAGTCCAATCACCTCGCTGTCACACTCGCTGACAGGCAAGTGATTGAACTCGTCAATCAACTCGATGTCGTTTGTCACGACACCGTTGTGAACAAGCCATCCACCGTCGCAAGGGTGCGGATGGTTGTTGGTGTTGTCCGAAGCGATCCCGTGTGTCGCCCACCTGGTGTGACCGATCAACATCGTGCAATCGCTCGCGGCTTTCAGTGTGTCGAGATTGTCGGTAACACCGCCGGGTGCCTTATGCATCCGAAGACGGTTGGTCCCGTTCTCGATCCAGGCCAGACCATACGCATGGTCGCCACGCAACTCAGCGACTTCCGCCATCATCTCAAGATGATTCAGGTTGGGCCTGGCACCGGACTTGCGTGCAATAAAACCAAAGACTCCACACATCGTTTCTCTCTCCCGTGATGGTATCTGTCAAACCGAGTGTTTGACCATGTACCTATCTTATCGACAATCCCCTGATTAGTCAACACCCTGTTAGACGGTTAGCGAAACATTATTAGGAAGTCAGCCAGGTCCGCGAACGTAGATTGGTGCCAACCGCAGACTGGTGAGACCCGCCGAACACCCGCCGAACACCACCAGGACGCCCACCTTTGTCCACCTCCGCCGGACAAAATACGTTGAGTTTGTCCGGCGGAGGTGTTGCATCGTTGCATATACCCGTTGTGCAACGATGCAACAGGCGCGCGACTGACATATTCATCTTTTGTCAGTCGTTTGTCAGTCGTTTGTCAGTCGCCCACCAGGACGCCCACCTTCGCCCACCCTACCGGATCCCTACCGGATCCCTACCGGATGCCTGGCGGATCCCTGTTCGCAGATCAAAATACGGTGTACCTGCGGTGTACCTGCGGGTGTAGCTGCGGGTTTTCCTGTACCGGCGTCGTAAAAAGTCGTTACGGCCCAAAAAGTCGTTACGGCTTGGAAAAAGTCGTTACGGCTGGAAAAAGTCGTTACGGATTTGGGGGGGTGCCACGCATCGACCCGACTAATCGCACGACCACACAGGGCATCCTCGCGGACCGTTTCCGCAGAACGACCACCGTTTCTGGACTATATTGCAGGCAACCGACGAGAATCGCCTGTAACGCCGCGTCCCTCAAGCCGCGAGCCGAGACACATAACAGCAAAGAACGAATGCCTGAGACACCACCACCGACCCCACAACCCACCACCTGTGACGGTAGCGGTGCCGATCCAGCTCACACATCGTGACAACAACTGTTGCCATCCCGACGTGCTTCAGCGACACCAGGGCATCGACACCACCCCAGTCAATCACCATGCACGCCAGCGGATTCAGCTCAACATCCCGCAACGCGTCCGCATCCAGCAGACAAAACCACACGTCCAGGCCCGACACCCCCGCGACGAACACCAACGCCGACCATAGCTTCCACCTCATACACGCTTCGCCTCCATGCGAAATACGGCTGCGAGATGGCCATTCTACCACGATCAGGCGTTACGGCAAAAAGTCGTTACGGCTCACTCGTGGATGGTTCCGCCCCTCTTTCTCCGCTTCGCCCACTCCAGCTCAGACTCCCGGTCTTTGCACAGGTGCATCTTCTCGCGGTAGTAGCACACCAGGCTGATCCGCTCCCACGGCGGTCTCCCCCGCGGAGTGGTGTTGCCATGCCACTCATGCACATCAGCCAGCAACAGGTCGCGCGTCCTCATGTCGAAAGCCACCACCGGGTCAAACCCTGGGAACGCAAGATAGAAACCCTCATACTCTCCCGCTGCAAATGCAGTCATCACCCCGAACCCGTCAGGGAAATCCCCGTTGTCGCGGTGAACCGCCGTCTGGAAGTTCTTGTTGACCGTGATGGTGGTGAACACCGTCCCCTTGATGATCCAGTCAGGCTCGGTCGAATCACACACGGCCTGTTGTGCCGCCCACCGATCAGGAGCGAGTGCCCTGAAGTGGTCGTCTATGGTCTGGAGATAGGGGATGGCGTCGGCAAATTTTTCGGGATGCTTTGCGGTGTATGCCGTCGTCCGGCAAAACGGCCTGCGTGCTTCCCGGTCATAGAATCCCACGATCCCACTGGTCGTTCCCGTCGCCGCCCGGTTGGTCTTCGACGGTGTACCATCCTGACGGACGTAGGCGACGTTGCGCTCCCGTTGCTCGTTACGGCTCCCGGCCGCCAGGCCACGGTTCGTCTGGTCGCTGCGGTAGGCCGCTCCACGCAGACCGTAGTAAGCACGCCTGGTTTCCGAGGCACCCATCAGCCTCTTGCGAAACCTGGCCAGCAACGCCCCGTCTGGCTTGTACACGTCCACTGACTCCGCGATGACCAGATCAACGTCCGAGTCATCCAGGAGCTTTCCCGGCAGACCGTCGTCGCTCACACGGGCTGTCAGGTGCAACTCACGCATCGTCACCGGCTGCGATCCGCATGGCTCGGTAGACGGAGTCGCTGATGTTGTCCAACCCCAGCCTGTCACGCAACTTACGCTCCCAGAGGTTGAACTGCTCGTGCTGCTCCGGCGAGAAGAAGACCTGCACCAGTCGTATCGTGGAAGTGGGAATCACCTCCACCTGGGGAAGATCATCGTCGTCGTCTTCCCCGAAGTCCGGCTCGGGAACCGCATCCGACAGGATCTTGTTCAGTTCCTCGTCGGTAAATCCGAGTGCGTCGAAACTGATACCAGCATGGGACGCATCCTCAATCGCCTCGGCCAACATCGAAACATCCCACTCCGACAGTTCGGCCACCCGGTTGTCTGCCACGGCAAACGCCGTCGCCTCCTCGGCCGCCAGGCCCGTGCTGTAAACCGCGATCTCTCCCCACCCCAGCAGCTTCGCCGCCCGCAAGACACCGTTGCCTGCCCTGACGACGTTGTCCCTGTCCACGATGATCGGCTTTTGCTGACCGAACCGCTTGAGCGAGCCGATGATGGCGTCGAGGTTTCTGCGGTTGTGTGCCCGGGCGTTGCGGGGATCGAGCGTAAGATCGTCAATGGGAACGATCTGAACCAATGACGGCTCAAAAGTCGTTACGGCCTCGGGCATCTCCAGACCTCCTCTTTCCGAACCGACCGGCTAATAGAGATGCAGGTTGGAAAGTTTTTTGACATCTATCACAGGAACTTCCCATTCCTTGACCTCCCCCTGGCGACGCCAGCGTTCCTCCGTCCACCCCTCTCGAATCTTGGCACACTCCTCGACAATCTCCTCGGGAGTGGGTGTGTAGCGTTCCCTGCCGCCTGTCATGTGCGGTTCCCTCCGCTAGTACATCGCGACGACGGCGTGTCCGTCTGACACCATCCTCTCGTTCAGGTTGATCGGGTTGCCATCCTGGTCCTCGCCGATCAGGTCAGCCAAGTACCTGCCGTATTTCCCCTTCTTGTCCTGGTACGTCTTCACGACGATGTCCCACTCGCCGTCCTTGCAGGCGAACTCAACGAGCAGTCCGGCCAGATGGCTCGTCGCGTCGTAGCCCGCCTGCTTGTTGGGGCCGCGCACCTCGGGCGTGTTGATGCCGTACAGTCGCAACCGTTGTCTCGTCGTGATCGACATGCCCAGGTCGAGATCCACGTCCACCGTATCACCGTCCACCAGCCTGGCAATCTTCGCTCGCCGGATGTAATCGTCACGAGTCATCACGGCCCACCTTGCGCCGGAGCGTCTCGATGATGAACATGGTCGCAGCCGTCGCCGCGCCGGTCCCGGCTATCGCCCGGCCCTCGGTCTGGTCGAAGTCGCTCGCAGTCAACCAGAGGATCGCAGTCAGGGCAATCAGTCCGCTCACCCAGTAGAGGAACGGCCAGAGCTGTGAATTAGCTGGGGGTGCCCTCATGCTGGCGCACCTGAAGAGGTCGACCCGAACAATCGGCCAACGTCGTCGGCAATCCGCTTGACCGCTTCCCGGTCGTCTACGTGTTCCACCACCGACCGAACCAGGGCCTCGCCCATTGCCAACGCGCGTTCTGTGGTCATCACCTGTTGCAAGTCTACCATCCGACGCCATTCACGCGAGGCTATCCGGCTCTTGCGTTCAACCAAGCTGGCAACCTCATCCACCAGTTCGCCGAATGCCGCACCCTCGCGAACAGCGGTCACCAGTTCGGACAACAACTCGCCGACCCGCGCGCGGTCGCCGACCCGATTAGCCTCGGTCAGCTTGTCCGCTGTCTTGTTGAGTTGTTGCCACCAGGTGTTAGACACACCGTGCCGATGCAACCGCTCGACCCGTTCCGCGATGATCGCTTGCAGCAATGCGACCTCTCCGCGCAGTTCACCCAGTGCCGGGTCCGCTTCCGCTTCCGCATACTTCGAGGCTAGTCCTGTCGGGATGTATTTGGAATAACGGCCGTGTTTCCACGATCCGTTTGCCGGTCCAATCGGCGCAGCCCCACCATGAAAACGGCATTTCATCCGCCCGCGTTCGGCATACCTTCGGCAAGGTTCACCGTCCCGCCTGGTGCCACCGTTTTCTCCGCATCGGGTCGCGCTCATTCATCCGGCTCGCCCAACTCCAACCGATACTGCGTGTCACTGTCCGAGGGCGTGACCACGTCCGCAGCAACCGACGACAGATTACCAAGCAGCCACGGAATCGCCGACCCCAATCCCATCCCGCCGCCAAGCAGCCCGGCACCAATAGCCAGCTTCGCCAGCGTCCCCAGTCCCGGCTCGGGCGGGTTCACGATGGTCGGCGAGTTCCAGTTGATGCCCACGTCGTCCGGCTGCTCCCAATCTGAGCCGAGATGCTTACGCAGGTTCGCTTCCGCCATCGCCATCGCGTGCCGGTTCTGCTGCATCATCTGGTCGAGCTGTACCAGATTCGCCGCCGCGTCGATCTCGGGCAATGTAGGCTGCGATGGCGGCTCGGTCCCCACTCCAGAAGACGGAGTGCCATTCCCCATGCTCCGCGTCCCTCCGAGCCGTCTCGCCAGCCCACCAGTCAGCAAGTCCCATCGCATCAGCTCGCTGCGCCAGCGTTACCCGGTGACGGGATCGACTGGACGCCGGGGAACATCCCCGACGCCTTGAGTTGCGTCTGGAGATTGGCCTGCCCGTGCTGTTCGAGAAGGTTCTGGGCGGTCGCGCCGATCAGTTGCAGCTTGAGCTGCCACAATTTTGCAGACTCCTCACTGACGTGCCCAATGTTGACTGAGAAACGTGTGGCGGCCTGGGCCAAGACTGACCCATTCTGGGCAAAGTCCTGCTCCATCTGTGTTTTGATCTGCTCGTTCATCGTGTCCTCGCTTTCGTTGGCAGTATGAGTTTGATCGGTGTCCCGAACGGATAGGATTGCTCGGCGATCACCTTGCCGGTCGTCGGGTCCAGCACCTGAACACGCACCGGCATCGTCATCAGCGTGTCGATCAGCTTACGGTGAGATGCGAGTTCCTGCCGTAACTCAGCAATCTCCAACGGGTCAGCATTCTTGCCGTCCGCCCCTGGCTCACCCGGCTCCCAGCTACGGACGACTTTCCATAGCTCGATGATCTCTCGCGTGCGGTCCTTGTCTCCCCACTCGGGAGACTCGTTACGGCTGTCGACATCAGGTTCCGCTGACTTCTCGGCAAAGACCAGGCTGCCTGACGACTCGGTCGCTCCGTTGCCCTTGAGGAACCGGAGAATCTGCGGGTGGGTTGCACCAAGGGCACGCTCGTCATCCTCACCATGACTCAGCACCGACACCAGCGAGCCACCTTCAAAGACGGCTCCCCCACTGTCGCCGTTGGCGAACCGCCCACTCGTTACCGCGTAGGCTGCTCGGCCGTTCTTCAGGTTGGAAATCACGACGGGGTCCATCGGCTTGAGACCCTTGATGACGAGCTTGCCTTTCGCGGAGGAGGTGTAGCCAGCTCCAAAGACCTCCCCCTTGGTTCTCGCAAGAAGCACAGGAACCACGCCGATCACGTCCCGGCTGCGACACTTGAACAGTGCCAAGTCGGAATCCTTGTCCCGGCCCACAAACGTCGCCACACCCTGGGTGCCGTCCCGGTTCTGGAAGACGATGTCCGAGCCACGCCGCTTGCTCAGGTGGCTCACAGTGAGTCCATAGGCCGTCTCACCGTCCACACAGACGATGATGCCGCTGCCAACTCCGTGCCCCAGACGGACGCAGGCGTCATAGGGAGATGGCTCACTCGTTACGTCGCCGCCAAGAAATGCGGCCGTCAAGAGAATCGTCGCCAATCGCAGGTGCATGACAAAATCATACGTCGGCCATAGCGTATGTTCAAGAAGCTATGGACTTTTGTTTCCATCAACCAGGGCCGACCGCAGCGAGAGTTCCCCCGGTAGGTAAAGGGTTCGCATCGCTGGGTCGTGAGCGGCGATCAACCGCTACTCTGGTGGATCGAACAGCGTTTTCTG